TCTTCCGATCTCCCGGTAGCTTCGACAGACTGCTCAACCCCTTCACTTCGATGGGCAAGCAGAACACACAAGTCGCCATGGCGCTCTTCCGCGTGGGTAAGAACATGACCCTGCCGGGAGACAAGAAGTTTGGTGGTCGGATTGAGTTGAAGGACACCGACCGCTGGGGTGAAGTCAATGGCATGAGCCCGTATGAATACTGGCTTGAGAAGACAGCGAAACCTGATGATGTGTCCATGACACTCAAGGAAGAACTGGCTGACTTGGTGCTTTCGCAAGATTGGCGAGACATGCCGGTCGGCTCAGAGGATTGGCCGGGAGGGCCGCGTTACGAAGCAGCAGCAATGATTGTCCAGATCGCACAGGACATCGCATGGCAAGAAACGCTAGTAGCCTTCCCTGACCTACAAGACGCAGTGATCGACGAAACGGTCCTGAAGTCCCTCGGTCGCTTCGGCGGCAAAGACGCCACCGACGCTTTCCTCGAAGACCTCGAAAGCCAATAATGCCTGAATCCACGGAAGTCTTACTCGCCAGAATTGACGAGAGGACGAAAGCAACGCACGAAGACGTGCAGAGCGCCTTGGCCAAGCAGGAGAAGCAGCAGATAGAGATCGACTCGCTGAAGCAGTGGCGCAGCGCTCTCGCTGGAGCCTTCACCTTGCTCACCATTCTAGTTGCGCTTGTCTCAGCCTTCGGAGGCTAGATGGACGAAAGAGAAGAACAACGAATCCGGCGCAACTACGCCGTACTCGAAGAGATCGAAACCCTTACCCTTGCGGATGCTATCAAAGCCCTCAAGGGTGAGGACGGCAACATGCCAAACTTGACGGACACGGCTCGGGGCCAACTCCTCAAGTTTCTCGAAAAGAACGGCTTCAACGCCGACATCACAACCATAGCCACCGTCGCAGACATGCCAACCGACCTCACGGCTGAGGACTTGGCCGCGACAGAGGAGACGCAGTGGTAAATAAGGAGCAGTTGACGGAGATGGGGCTGGGGGATTTCCGCGTTTACGTGGGGATGCTCTGGCACCACCTCGGTCTACCCAAGCCTACGCCGCTTCAGCTAAATATGGCGTACTACCTGCAACACGGACCCAACTTCTGTATGATCCAAGCGTTCCGAGGTGCCGCGAAGACGTGGCTCACCGGCTCGTTCATCGGCTGGACGCTTCTCTGGAAGCCCGAGACGAAGATCATGCTAGTGTCGGCGTCACAGGGTCACGCAGATGGCCTGTCCTTGTTCATCAAGGGCATGTTGGAGGAGTTGCCGGTGCTGACGCATCTGGCAGTGGGTAGGCGATGGGCGAATGATAAGTTCGACGTGCGTAGTATCCCATTCGATACCACGCCCTCGTGTAAATCCATCGGCCTCAAGGGCCAGCTTACAGGATCACGAGCGCACCTAATCATTCCCGATGACATCGAAGTACCAACGAACTCCCTGACGGAACACATGCGCGAGGACACACGCGAGCGCACCAAGGAGTTTCGTTCAGTCCTACACCCTAACGGCCGGATCGTGTGGTTGGGCACTCCCCAAGTGGAGGCCAGCCTCTACAACAACCTGCCGGGTATGGGGTACGACATGCAGATTTGGCCTGCTCGTGTACCTGCGAGCCGGGACGAATACATGAAAGAGTTCGTCAAGATCGACGCTGACGGCAAGGTGCAGTCCCGCGAAATGCGGTGCGCCCTCGCCCCTATGATCCAGCGGATGATGGACGACGATTCAGTGCTGGTTGGCACTCCTACGGAGCCCAGCCGGTTCCACAACGAAGACCTTGCCGGCCGGGAGTTGGAGTATGGCCGCGCTGGCTTCCAGTTGCAGTTCATGCTCAACACGCAGGCAGCGAGCGCTGAGGCGCACCCGCTGAAGCTCCGCAACCTGATCGTGGAGCCACTCGACAACGAGATGGCGCACGTCAAGTATGTGTGGGGCGCACACGCCGACTCGAAGTGGTCCGATGGACCGATAGGCTTCGAGGGCGACAAGTGCCACTTCCCTGTGCGAGTACACCGGCACCGTCATGGCCATTGACCCCTCGGGTAAGGGCAAGGACGAGACCGCCTACTCTATAATGAAGGCGCTGTACGGCAACCTGTTCCTCATGGAGGTCGGCGGCTTCGTTGACGGCTTCTCCGAACTGACCCTCACCAAGCTCGCCGAACGTGCGACCTTTTGGGGCGTCAATGATGTGGTGGCGGAGGCCAACTACGGTGGTGGCATGTTCACCTCCCTGTTGCAGCCCAAGCTCCTCACCGCAGGATGCAAGGCGCAAATACACGATCCGGTAGCAACGGTCGTGATGAAGGAGTCGCGAATCTGCGACACCCTCGAACCGCTCCTTGGCTCGCACCGCTTGATCGTCAACCAGCAGGTCTTGGAAGACGACATACGCGAAGCGCAGCAGAAGAACACCGTGAAGTATTCACTGATCTACCAGTTGACCCGCATGATGCGCGAGAAGGGCGCAATCGCACACGAGGATAGGCTCGAAACCGTCCAGATGTGCGCGACCTTCTTCGAGGATCGGGTCAAGATGAACGCCAATAAAGGCGTCGAGCGGCACAGAGCGAAGCTCCTGAATCAGGAACTCAAGGCATGGGCGAAGGACATCCCCGGCCAATCGCACACGCTCGGCACACGACAACGCAAACGAGGCCGCAAGAGTAATATCTGGCGGCGAAAACCACGAGGAATGTAATGGCACAAGTACCGCCAAGACGTGTCCCTCGCCCTCGCTTTCTCGGGGGCGTGGGTATCACGTCCCCCAGCACCGGCTCTTCCGCTGTCACCGACCATGGTATCTTGACGGGTCTGACAGATGACGACCACACACAGTACCACAACGACACCCGAGGGGATGCTCGCTACTCAGTCTTGGCGCACACCCACCTTGAAGCGGACATCACGGACTTGCAGACTTATGCTCTGCTCGCCGGAGCCGTCTTCACTGGTGACGTTGACGTAACCGCAGGGGGAGTCCTCAAGGTAAAGGATACCGGAGGCACAGACTTTGGGACGTTCTCCCACGACGGAACCCGCTTTACCTTCGACTTCACCAACACCACCATTGTGCAATTCACCGGACTCTCTAGCTCTATCCGTATAGAAGCGGATATTCAGGCTAGGAGCGGTAAGAGCCTCTATGCCATGGACAGCGGCAACACCGATTGGGGACGCTTCTTCCATGACGGCACCGACTTCAACTTGGCGCTGACGAACACCACCAACTACAACATCACAGGGATGACAACGCTCGTGTTGAGCGGAGGTGCTTCCCTCAGTGGAGCCATCGCCGCCACTAGCGCGAACATCAGCGGCACCATAACTACCACTGCCGCCACCCCACGACTCAGCCTCATTGAGTCCGATGCCAGCGCAGACAACGGGCGCTGGGACATCCTTGCTAACAGCGAAGCCTTGCTCTTCCGCGTCTTCAACGATGCGGGCTCCTCCGGCGCGACTTGGTTAACAGTCCAGAGAACCTTGAATGTCACTGATTCCGTGACCTTCAACACCGACCTGCTAATCTTGCAGAACGGCAAGAGCTTTCGAGTTCGGGACAGCACCAACGCAGATTGGGCCGATTGGTCGCACGACGGGACCGATTTCAACCTCGCGTTCACCGGCACCACCGACTACAACATCACCGGAGCAAAACTGGTGTTGGGCAGCGGCCTCTCTGTCGCCGCCGAATCGGAGTTCCTTGCCAATAAGACAAGGCTAACGAATGGCGATCCGATCCTGATCTGGAATCAAACTGGTGGGGCTGTGGACGAGAAGCGTTGGAGAATACTCGCCCGGTCTAACCAGCTACAGATCAGCACTCTGAATGACGCTGAGACTGTTACTTCGGCGGTTATTACCGTAGACCGTACTGGATCGACACCAACTCTGCTGAGAATGTTCACAGATGTGAAAATCGACGGTAAGGTTGGCTTCCATGCCGCCACCGCTATTGCTAAACCAGCAGTCACAGGTTCCCGAGGCGGCAACGCTGCCCTCGCCAGCCTGCTCACTCACCTCGCCACTTATGGCCTCATCACCAACAGCAGCACAGCATAGGAGGTACGCATGGGACACGTAATCTATCAACCCAAGATCGTTGGCGACTTCCTATTGGAGGTCGCTCTCAAGCACGTAGCGAACTACCACTCGCTGAACAAGTTTGGTTCGGCGCTCGACTGCGACAATGGAATCCCTACCGATATATGGGACGGCGCAGACGGCACCCTCTCGACAGACATTTGGGTAGCCCCAACGCAGGCGCGAATCCACGCCGTCGAATCCAGCCAAGCAGCCGACAAAGGAACGCCGACTGCCAGTACCGGAGCAAGGACCGTGGAGGTCTTTGGCCTGACCGCGTGGGACAACGGCATCGACACCTCGGAGATCGTGACGCTTAACGGCGTTACTCCTGTGAATACTGTCAATTCCTACGTCATCATTCATCGGATGATCGTGCGCACAGCCGGTTCCGGCGGAGCCAACGCTGGAATCATCAAAGCGACTGCCGCTGTGGACGGTACGATTACCGCAGCCATACAAGCAGGGAATGGCCAGACGCTTATGTGCATCTACGGTATCCCTGACGGCTACTGGTTCGCCATACACGCGCTGCACACAAGCGTTCAAGGCAACCAAACAGCCGAAGTCCTCGGACAACTCCTCGTGAAGGAGAACGCCGACCAAGCCGACAGCCTTTTCGTCGTCAAACGCGAGTGGAGCTTCCGGCGAGATGACCGTCTTGACCTCGGGTCTATCCCTCCGATGCTTGTGAGGGGTCCAGCCATCGTCAAGATTCAAGTAACTTCCAACATGGATGGAGTGCCGTGTCACGGTAACTTTGACGGCATCGTCCACGAGAAGCGCACCAACGAATAGTAGCACCCTCTGAGGCTGGTAAATGCCAGCGCGAGAGGTCACCCGCAGTATCCCTACAGGAGAAGTAAATGGCACTCACGAGAGCACTCGCCGCAACGGGCGAGCAGATCGAAGACAGTGAAGTCACTGTCACCTCAGCACTGGCTGTGAACGTCAAGGCGTTCCTGCCAGCCATCGAAGAGGGCACCGGAGCCACCGTGGCCACCGGCTACACATGTCTCGTACTGGCGAACGCGGCCGGTGACGTGGAGATCGTGGACATCTTCGGTCGCCGAGTTGTGATGGTGCAGGCTGGTGAAGCATGGCAGGTGAAGGCCAACGGTGACGTGAACCGTCCCGTGTGGACCGTCTCACCCGCGCTGTATCAGCTTCAGATCGGCAACGCGCAGCCTTCGGCTGGTTCGACCACGCCAGCACTCGGTACGACTTCCCCCGCCTCTTCGGCGACGGTGAAGTGGATCGAAGCCACGCTGGCTGATGGCACCATCGGGTACATTGCCTGCTGGACCTAAGCCGTACAACCTGTGGTTTGTGGGCTCCTCGTGAGTCCACAAGCTACACCTTGACCTCTAGCTCAACTGGCAGAGCCACCGGCTGTTACCCGGAAGGTTGCAGGTTCGACTCCTGCGGGGTCAGTTTCCCTCTCACGAAAGGCAGCAGCCCATGAGACTCATGGAGAAGACCGCCGCGTATTCCGCGACGGACGCACAAGACGCTTGGATCATCTTCGACACCAGACGCGCCAACAAGCGTGTGTGGCAATTCGAGTTGACCTCAGGCACCGCTACACTCCTCATCGAAGGACGCATCTCTGATGACGCGACTTGGACTGAGGTCGTGGCCGCGATGACCGCAGACGGAGACGGCGTACTCGACGCCTTCCCGCAGATGCGCGTCCGGTTCACCGCCGCCTCCTCCTTCGTAGGCTACCTCGACCTCGACGCTGACGGTCGTAAGATCGCTGGATTCGGCGCAGACCGCACGGATTCATAATGCTGATCTACTCGGTAACCTCGCAGACGGGGGCCGATACCGGCGCATGGTTTCACATCGACAAGACCGCCGAGTTCGGCATCCGCCAAATCAGCATCACCCTCTCCGGCACGTCCGCGACCATCGAAATCTATGGCCGCATCGGCGACGGAGACGACGAACAACTCATCTGGACCGGGACCGCCTCGGAGGGAATCTCCGCAGTCATATTCCCCGAGATGCGCGTGAAGCTCTCCGCAGCTACCGCAGCAAACGTAGATGTGGCGCTTGACGGGCGCGGTCGAGACTTGACCTAATGGCTACTCGTGGCTTGGAGGATTTCTCTCTGCTCGGGGACACTCCCAATTTCTTCAATCTATTGGCTGTGCCTCCTACTTTCTTTGCCAAGATCACTGACAGCCCTTGGTTCTACAAGAACGATTCTGCCAACAACCACAATATCCTATACCTCTCAGGCAACAAGCCTGCGATGAACTACTTCGATGATGCAATCTTTGCTCTCGGAGAGGATCAGTGGATAGAGTGTCAGCTTGATTCCATGGTTCGGACATTCGTGAACAACTCGTTGCACCTCGGCCTTCACATCGAAGGCCCACCGCAGACAGACGAGGATTTAGCCGAGTATGTTGGCTGTCTCCTGACAGTCAACGCCGCAACGGCAAAGGCGAGATTCATCGGAAGAATTGGTGGGACGGCAAAGGAGTTCACCTCTCTCATTGGTGACTTCAGCACTGCTCCGGGTGACACTTGCCGCCTAGAACTTACTGGCGGTCTGCAAATCGGAGGAGTCATGGAACTGTTTCACAACGACATCTCCCTAGCTTCTCACACGCTCATCGCGGGTGAAATTCCCGGCCAAGCGGGACAGCCCGGCCTAGTCGGCGGCGCTACCGTAGGACCGGGTGAACGTGTTCGCTTCCTTCCCGTTACAGCAGGCGACTTCCTCTCAGGCGAACCAGAAGTAACGCCGGGGTATGAACGCTCACTGCTGCGGACCCTGCTAGTTCGCGCTGGCCTCCTACGGCCAAACCTTATTCCCCCGCACGAAATGGACGAGTTCGTATAATGGTTATTCTCATTTCGGCCATCTCCGTCCTACTCGTGGGTGGCCTCACGTACTTCGGGTTGACCTACTCGAAGAGGCGGCAACTGAAGGTCGCGAAGCGCCTACGGCTCGCAGGAGTCGCCAAGGCTCAGAGCTTCGCCGTCCGCCAGCGCTTCACGCCGGGGTCTCGCCCCGGTTGGCGCACACGAGTCGCTGTGCTTCACAACACGGTGACGGTGCTGCCTAACGGCCGTCTCCATAACACTCCGCACGTCATGACCCGCCAAGAAGCCAAGAGGCGCGGTCTCATCATCATGAGGCAGGGTAAGATCATCGGCAAGCAGGCCGGGGTCTGGATCGAAATCCCGCCTCGAATCCCTCGGCATGCAGTGATGGGTACACCTCATCCGGTCGAGATTGATCCCAACGACAACGAGAAGAACAGGCCGCAGCCACAACGGACTGACGGCCGAGGTTAACATCATGCGCCATTGGGCGCATCGAAATTTCCATCAAAA